GGCACCCTTAGCTTCTTTCCCCCCGCCGCCTTCCCCAAAAGTCTAATATAGAATATTAGACTCCACGGCGCTCTCCCAGCGCCGTCCACCACAGAGTGACGCAATGTCACCTGTAGGCGGGATATAGTCCCAATAGGGAGTTATACCCCGCTTCGAGTGATACCTTACCTCGCTTTGCCTAAGCGAGATTTCGGCATCACGTATGCTGCCATGGAGAAACGCTAACAACAACCCTTCCGGGTTGAAGAAGCGCCTCTTCAGCCGTTTTGGGACTCGAATTGTCCCGTCCTTGATAGTGAGCCTCTTCGGGTTTGAAAGACGCTTGTGATAAATCACAGCACCATTTTGATCCCGACTGGAGGAATTTCTCACCATCTCGAACGGTACACGAATCCCAGCGTCATGGTTCTCGGCCGGTGGTATGGGTAACCACCGGACGGTAGCCAATAGCCGTTTAATCGTCCGCGGTAGGGGAATCCCTACTTTGGCCGACCAGACGTTCAGCGCGTTGATGGCAACGTAGCGAGACTCTGCTGTGTCGAGGCGCTTTATGTAAACGCCTCTCACATCGTGACCTCTAAAGAAGTCACGACCGCAGGACTCGCGAAAGACCCCTTCAACGAAGGACTTGTCGCGGTTAACCTCGAAGCCAAGGAGTCCTAGGAGCCGAGTCACACGATGTGCGACCCGCTTGTGACATATGATGTCATCTCCAAAGACTCCCCAAAACCCTAGAAGCTCATTAGGCTTAAGGGCGGCAGGAGAGGTTCTGTATGGTCTAATCGGCGTTGCGCCAACAGACTTAATACAGGCGACTACGACTGAGGCAAACACAAGGGTTTCGAGGGGGAAGGTAAAACCATTCCCCATTGTACTAACCATGTGTAAGTCTAGCTGCGCGCCGGAAAGGTTCCCTTGAGGGGAACGTAACGACTTTAAGACGTTCATAAATGAACGCGGCAAAGCCCATTCCAGCATGGGTAAACCCAGTGAGTCAGAAGCATTGCTTAGATCTAGCGTAGCCAGATCATCAGTCACGCTGCCGAAACACGCAGCCTCTTGGTTGATCTGCGGCTGGGAAGTAATATCGAGTCCATAGAAGGACACGAGTCTTTCCTCCAGCAGGCGGCCGAGCCCAAGCTGATAAAACATATTCAGCGAAGGCTCAATGGCAATCAACCTTGACGTTGTGTCATCTTTCGGGACGAAGCTGAACCTACTACCTAAGACTAACTCCGGGTCTCCCCACAAAGCCGAGCGGTTTGATTCCGCTAAGCCCCACGAGGACCTAAGGTCGTTAGCCACCGCGTTCTTATATGCGGTTACCAATGACTCGGAAGTACTAGTGAGGGGAGAATCAAAGAACTTCGTATAGAAGTCCTGTCCTCTTGCCCCCACAGCCACTCCTGGTCCACACCGACCACGATCAAAGAGATCGTTTAGGTGGAATACCAGGTGATGGCCTTGCGGATAGAGGAACCGGTACAGCAAGTTTTGAAACTCACCGTAGAGCTCCTCGTCAAGACTAGTACAGGGAGCGTAAGTCCAAGTCCTACAGCGTTCTTGTGAACGCAGGAACTTCTCAGTGGCAACTTCGTCTCCCGCTTTCGTCGTCCGTCCAGAAGTAAGAAACTTCTTAAAGATAGACTTCGTTAGCGAGATAGCAGCTACCTCTTTGATACTTAGCTCTGGCGACCAACCATCTCCGGGTTTAAAACCGGGCGGAAGGAAGCCATCCAAGTCGAGAAGAAGGTCTGAAAAGAGCTGATCTGACATTGCCATGGTCAACTATCCTCATTTAACAACTAGCGTTTTCGACTGTCATTCAGCAGAGAGAATCCTCTCTGCGAGTTGAATGGCATTTTGCCATACAACTCCATTTCCACCGAGTAGAGTGGTAATGATGACGGCGACCAAGAGTACAAAAGTACCCTTGGCTACTCTGCGTCTTTTCCGAGGCTTTCTAGTAGTAATACTAGATCACTCCGGTTATGATCGCATCGCCGAATTCATTGCTCTGCTCCCAAAGAGCACCAATGAACAATGACAGCCCTGCCCGAACACTCTCTGGATCAGCAGTATCGGCACCAGCCGGTACACTGATTTCCAGCTTGCAAAGCATTACTTGCTTTGGCTGGCCAGCAAGGACATCGACCCCCTTACGGAGGCTGACAGTCCAAGTGTTTTTCGGAACAGACGGTAGTTGCCCGTTCGCTAGCAAACTCGGGAGGGTGCGAAGCACCTTCGGACGAGTAGCTAGCAAGGTGAACGGGTTTGAGGGAGAGCTGACTTCGACACCCGTTTGGGTGCCTCCGAGCGTTGTAACGGCTCGGGCCACACCATTCACATCCGGCGCGACATCGGTCGCGAGGGTGTAGGTGGGGGATGTCAGGCCGGTGCCAGGTGCACCGGTAACCGGAGAAGCGGGTGCCCAGGTCATGGGTAACCTCCTGTCCATTTAAGGACTACATGTTGATGATTAATTGCGTGGGTCTCTGCGTTAACTTGTAAAAGAAAGTCAACCAAAGAGTATCTTCCACCATATCCCTAGTCTCAGTGTATAACCCACAGTCAAGGCAGCGTGCCCTGAAAGCGGGAGGTAACGCGTTTTTCACACGCGTATACTTTCTCGTCTCAGGAACACTAACTTCCTCACCTGGGGCTTTGCACAGGACATCGGTAAAGGTGGTAGCACCCTCACGGAAGACTGACCTCAACAGGTTCACAAAGTCCCTTAACCGCTCATCCCTTAGGCTCTCAACGGTCGCGTCCGGCCCAAAATGAAGCCGTGCGTGAATTACGTCAAGAACCGTGATGCCGAGTTCATAACGCTCTGCATCGATGGGGAACAAGCGAAACGCTACATCAACATTCTCGGTAACAAGATCTTTGATCTTTGTCATCGTAGTCTCCAAGTGGAACTTAATCGCCGTAGGACCAATTACGATCGTTTTGTCGACTCGCGATCAGAGCGGCTATATTTAGCCATCTCAGACTCCCCGAACCGGGGACTTCCAAGCGGAACTCCGGGATTCTCAATCCCGTAAAGTTTGCTCGGGAGACGCTTGTCTTCTCAACGATAACTTTCGGAGGCACAAAGGTAACACTCTGCCAATCAAAGGCCGGCCATACGCTTTTGGCGTACCGCAGGTCCGAGAAGGCAGAGCTGGTCTTGTGGAAGGTTGACCGCACAGTGCGATTGCACCATGCCAGTCTTATACCTGCCTGGGACCAGCCTTCGACTATATCTCCAATATTGGAGAAGTAGTCTATCAAGAACGAGTAAGGGATCAGTTCCCAAACGGTAGGCAGGAACGACGATGGGTCAAACCCAAGAAGTCGTGCCGGCATTTCCGCAGGGTTCAGAGCGTCTACTCGCAAGGCTCCTCGGTAAATCACCATAGAGTGACTATTCGAGACAGTGTGGACCTGCCAAACGGCAATAGAATTGCCCTCGGCTGTGGTCTCACTGGAAGGATCTGCTAATACCTCCGCTTTGGCCGTTATACGGCCAGTGTGGAGGCTCTGCCCGGTATTTAAGATGGCGAGTGCCTTGCACCCGTCATCGATATCGTGCAGTAGCGGTTTCCAACCAAACTGTAGTTCAAGCCAAGCATCAGCTATATTCGCAGTCGTTCTTTCGAGCAACTGTGCATAATTGCGTGCTGTAACACCGCGTAAACCTCCCGACCTCAGCCTTCTGGCTGTGGTCAAAAAGTCGTCCGCGGAATTACGGAGCCCGCGCGCTGGATTCTTGATCGTTCGCAGAGTACTAGCCAGCTCACCGAGGAACGTGCCGCCTTGAAAGGCGGTGATTCGGTCTCTAATGCGCTGGTTAAACTTTGCTAGTGCTTCCGCATCGGACTTCGCAGAACTGATAGTCGCAGGGTTGCCAGAGGGAATTATCATGGAAATTTTCATGTTCCCAGCTACCTCCATAAAGTGGGTAAAAGCGGGGTTGGTACCTTTTACCAACGTCCACTTTCCACGTCCCGGTGTGTACCGGTACGACACTTTACTACCCGACAACGACGTAGTGGCTGACAAGCCATCACGAAGTTTTGCTCTCCACCCAGGGACATTGTCCCCAAAGGTGACAGAGTCGGTCCACTTTTCAGTGTACCGTCCATCTTCCTGTACACTGGTCGACCCACCATTATTGGTGAGCGTGACCAGACGTACATGATCTTGGCCATTCGGATACGAGCGAGTTAGCATTTTAAGGCAACCTCTTGATCTAGGAGTTCAACGAGCGGCCGTCGTGCGTTACGATAACGCGAAACGGCCTGGAGCGAGGACCTTAGGCTACACAGCCTGGGGCCCTCG